CTTCATCCAGAGATTCACACCAGACGCAGTTTTGCACTTGAACCCGAGCGTTAATGGGTAATTGCAACTGGCAGTTCTGAGCCACGCCGCCGCAAATATTCTCTCGTCTGCGGTCACTGGTATTGCAGGTATTACCTCTACCGTGTCCCGCGCATTCACTGTGAGGTTACTCAGGAACGGAGTACCAGCAACGATATTCTCAACACCAGCGGCGGGCCAATCACCCATCAAGCCATCTTCAAATGTGCCTTTATGGATCAGGTTGGATAAGTCTGTAGGCTGATTTAATAGGTTTGATCCCCAAGTTGCACCTACGGTGGCATTAGCCGGAGGACCACTTTGTACATATGAATAAGGAACTATAGAACCACTACCAACAGTTATCTGCCCACTAATAATAGCATTAGTGAAGTAAGCGTTGCCTGCTTTATCAATACCCCAACCACCATTACCTTTAGTAGTTATTACATCATTGACAATCTCACCAGTAAAATTATCTGAGATAATATATTTACCAATCTTAGCAGTAGTAATAGCTGCATTATCTATCTTAGCAGTAGTAATAGCTGCATCATTTATTTGTGCACTATTAATAGTAGCATTCAGAATTGTTGCACCATCAATATAAACACCTGGGTACACTGTTGTCTGGTCAATTGATGTACCTGTAGCAAATACTGAAATTGGTACTCTACTAGCTACTTGCCAAGTTACATTATTATCAAATACTAAACTACCTAGTACTTTTCCAGCTAAGTTAACTGGTGTAGTTGGGTGGCTAGTTCCTGCGCTTTTACAAACTAACATTAAGTGTTTATAAGCCATATTTGTACTAGGAGGGTCTGATACTCTAACACATTTACCTACGGCATAAGTAGTATTTCTAGCAATTAAATCTAAAGAACTATCTGGAGTAGTAATGGCGAATTCATTTGCAGACACAATAAATCTGGAACTTGTGGCATCATTATATAGCCCATAGCCTGCTACTTTACCTCCAGAATCTATCTTTACAGAATAGGTTCCAATTAGTCCATCTGTTTCACCATCTATACCAAATACAGCTTCATCTACACTATCTAATGCGTCATTTAGATCTGCGTGTAACTCTGAAGATGTAATACTACCTGCTATTAATCCTAATACTTCAGGGGTACCAATTCTAGTAGTTACCTTTAAACCTTTATCATTACTAAATGGGTAATAAATAGATGCATTACCCCTAGTATCCTTGACCCTTAACCAGTAATAAACTGTTTGTTCAGATTCTAGTCCAGTATGTGTATAAGTTGATGTAGGGTAAGCTAAACTAATAAGTTTTGTAGAAGAATCTCTATTATTGGTAGAGTTAGACCATATTTCAGTTTCTAAGGTACCGACCTTAGTTTCTTGAAATTCCCACCCCAAACTATTTTGGTTTAACTCTCCACTACTTCTAACGTCTACTACAGGTAATGGGTCTGTAATATAAATATCTAATCTCGTAGGATTAGTATAGTCTCCACTAGTAAATACAGCTATAATCCAATAAGTATAGGTACCAACTGTATTCTCGATAATAGCTTGACTTCTACCTGTAATGTTACTATACACTTCTGAGCTGGTTTCATAACTAGCACCTTTTCTAATAGTATAAGTTACTTGCTCAATACTTGGATAGGCATCCCACTCTAATAATAAATCTGTAGGCCTTAGAGTACTTTTAAAGTTGGTTACCATTGAATTACCAACAGCTTCAGGATTATGATCAATAGTAAATCCGTAAGCAGTAGTACTAGGACCTGCTTTACCAACTATATTAAATGGAGTTATTTTTATAGCATATTCTTCATTGGCAGATAAGTCATAAAATGTATAGTTAAGTTGAGCTTTCTTAGTATATACTTCTACCCAGTTACCTAAAGTACGCTTAATTTCTAATGTGTAGCTAGATGCGTATAATGCGGCTGAAAAGCCCACGGTTAGACTAGTTCTGAGAATGTCAGAACTATCACGATAGGTTCCACTTGAGGATACTATACTTCCAAGGCTAACTGCTTCAGGTAGAACAGATAAAGTGGAATAAGTTCTTTCTTCTAATTGGATATTATTTTCAATGAATGCAAACTTATCGGGGTTATGCAGCATTGCGGATATTTCATAAACTCCAATACTATCAGATTCTTTTAATGAAACTACTCTATATAGTTTCTCATTTAAACTAGTACTATAAATGGACCAAGTAGCTCCAGCTAATAAGTTACTTGGAATTCTAGATAGAGTTAAAGTTTCATAACTACCTGGGGCATCGGTAATATTAAATGTTTCAGTATAATACGAAAGATTAGTACCAATCTGCTCAGAGGTAGTAATTTCATCTGTTGGAGAATAGTCAGTGTTATGCATACTTAGTCTAACAGAATAAGTCTCTCCTGTTGCTAAAGTTACTCCCCTATCTAGAGATATGGTATTAGCGAGCGAGGAAACTATTCTGCCACTATATTCTACACCTACTAAAGCTTCGTCAAATATTTTTATAATAGTACCTGGTGTACAATATACAGACTCTAGTCCTGCGGAAAAACTAACAATATTAGATTCTACTCTTTCAGTATATAGTAGCCAGTTTCCTGCGCGAACAGCCTGACCTCTAGAAGTACATCCAAAAGCAATTATCTCGGTAGGATTATATCCATAGCGCTCTATTCCTAGTCTATCTTCTACATACTCAATCTTTTGTTCGTATAAAGCTTGAGGATCGTTCCATGTAACTAATGCAGCAGTATGTACAACTTTCTTTGAAGCACCTGAATACGTAAATGTGCCCCCTACTACATTACTATTAGTAAACTGTAATGTAGGAGTACTACTAGAGGAATCTTGCTCAGTATGTAAAGTACCATTTGTCCAGTATATCATTCCACGAAACGCACTAGCAATATCGTATAAAAGTTTTATAGCGTCTTGACGTTCCTGAATATAAGTATTCAGAGTAAAGCGTGGCTCCATTATATCAGTACCATTGGAGTCTTTAAATCCAGTTGGAACTAATTCATCACAATATTGAGCAATAGTGTATAAAGACCACTTGTCTACTAGATCCTCAGATATATATTCTCCTAGACCATAACGCTCATTAGTAATAAGATCATAGTAGCACCAAGCAGGATTGTTAGTCCAAGCATAGTCCTCAAACGTACCGTCCCAAATACCTGTATATACTCTAGTTTCTGGATTATAGTTTCTAGGAATTTTTACTTTTAGTAACTTTACGTGGTAGCCGCGTTTAGGTATAGAGTTAAACTGAGAGGAAGCCATTCTCATAGCACATAGTGCTGAGTTAGGGTATCTCATCTTAGTATTTGATACCTTAGTAAAGCTAGCAAACTTTAACGTATTCTGTAGCTTTAATGTTGCAGAATCATTAGTAAGTTTTGTTACTTTAATGGAGAAGAATTCATTTGTTACCCCATGGGTACGTGGTAACTCAAGAAGATAACTAAGTTGATAATTAGATGTAGTTTTTCCAATAACTGTTTTGTTTATAGCACTAGTTATAGAAATACCGTTCTTAATTATATCGATGTTAAATTGTACTTCTGAACCATTAGTATCACCATTATCTGCATAGTGTACTAAAGCAGGAATATCTATAGTTACTCTTACAAAGTCTACATTTTCCTCGGCGGAAGTTACAACAGGTTCAGTTACCGGAGAAGAAAACTTTACTTCTCTTCCAACTGGAATTTCAGCTTGTGGAGTTTCAAAACCTGGAATATAGTCCTGATCTTGAGTACCTGTTCTAAAATAGTACTGGAAGCCACTTTCTTCATAGTTTAAAGTACCATCAGAATTTTGGATAGGTATATTATTAATGTAGATAGATTTTATACCATCTACTAAACCAACTATCTCACCTTCACATAATAGATCGACTACTTCCGCAAATGATTGAGACTTAAGAGTATCTGGGCTTTCTACAGGAGTATAACTACCTCCCCCACCTTTACCTCCTCCACCACCACTACTACCAATAATTAAATCTGTATTCATTATGAACCCACCTCCTTCTGGTATAACATCTGAACCTACTGCGCTACCATAGGTAGCATTAAAATTTTTACTAGTTCTACCAATAGCGAATTGGCTTGCTGGTGCTTTAAACCTGCCCGTATATTCGGTATAGGTATACACTATTGTGTTAGTAGACTCTGGGTTCTCTATATAGTTGCTAAAGCCGTCATAGTTCAAGCAACACTATCTATACTAATTGTAGCACTTACAACAGCGGAACCAATAATAAGCTCACCATACCCAATGGGTACTGGTAGCCCTTGTGCTATAGTATTTACAGTACCATTAAAATAAGTATTTGGGGTATTTTCTGTAGATTTTTGAGCTTTTGGCTTTGGTGGGGCGAATAGAACAGCTGAAATACCCGCCATTACTAAACCTACACCAATTTGACCCATAACGGCACCCACACTAGCAGACATAGCCCCGCCTAATATACTAGAAGACCACATATCTGCGGCGCTACCTGCAGCTGCGGTAGTACCTGCAGGTAGCCCTGCAGCTGCAGCAGCACCTGCTGTCATGTAGATTAGGAAAGCCCCAGCAACTATCATACCTATTTTACCAGAACCGGCAACTACAGGTATTAGATGAATATCTTTATTACCGATTACTTCATCAATAGTAGATTCTTCACGAAGAATATCTCCAACCTTAATATGAAAGCCAGGTTTATGCTCTAGCATATAGTTGGCAAAATTAGGGAAGTTAGCGGATAGTGCGCGTATAGTTTCACGAATAGATTTAACTTCAAGGTCTATCTTATCAGTGAATAACTCGGCTAGATCACCATATAGGTATACTGTTCTCATTTTAACTCTCTATGCCTATATAAGGCTACTGTACACTTATTCCAGTAGCCTCCATATATTTCTTGTGAAGAAATTCTATTGGCTGTATGGTGTAAAAATGTACCATTATTATACATTATACCTGAATGGTTAGGTATTTTAGTTCGACCCGCTTTAAATAATAATACATCGTATTTATTTAGTGTTTTATCAATTACTTTTTCAAAGCCGTTATCGTCTGCATACTTTTCAAATAAATTTTCTTCATATTTGAACCAGTCTTGTTCTGTAACTTTTGGCCTACCAACTTTAATACCTTTCTCTTCTAATAATACATCTCCTACTAAGCCCCAGCAGTCTAGGGTACCAAAGTAATAAGGTCTACCTAAAAAGGGGAATTTATACTCCGTAGGGGCGTTTATACTACTAGTTTTATCAACTAGTGAATATATAAACCAAGGTACTTTGCTCCTATTACACCCATAGATATCTGCTGGCGTAGGATTAGAAGATCCAGTTAAATGGCTGTGACAAATAAACTGTACGTCACCCTGTTTAGAAGCTTTTAAATATTCTATAGGATCAATTATAAAAGTATCTTTATCAATTGCTATATTAGTACAAGGTATAAAGGAGTTATTTACAACTACTCCACAAGCTTCTTTTAGTATATTAGCTTCAGCGTACTCTATAAAATTAGCTAAATAATCCTGCACCTGGAAAGGCTCCATAATTTAATACCGAACTTTCACCAAATCTTAATTTGCAGTCTGATAGTTTCTTACCACAAACGTCTAATAGGGGATCTGCTGTTGGTATACCTACACTAGTGAACATTCTGTTTTCGTGTGATGAAGGTAGATAGTTGCAATTAGCGTCTTTATACCTCCACTGACAAATATTTTGAATAATTAGTCTACGAGGTAATTTAACGGAACTAATATCAAGAGCGGATACTAAGTCATAAACTACAGTAGTATTAGTTTCTGCTACCTTACGATCAATAAAGTACACTTCTTTAGGAAACTGTGCCTCAGTGTCAGCCTCAGGGTTACCTTCTTCAGAGTCAAAGTTTACTGCATCTATGTATTTTAACATAGTACGAATTCGAGTAACTTTTAATCCTAATAAGTCTTGGTATTGTCTATTATATTCACTTATCATCCCACCTAAATTAGCTATAGTTAATTTAGGGGCTGCTAGTTGACCTGCCCCATCCCACTCAAAACCTTTCATCTCAAATGGGTAAGCAGTATAGGTTACAGAATCAAAATCTAAACTTTTACCCAGCTCATTAGTATCTGAGAAAAAGTTTAATACCTCAGAACCTCCTACGGTAGATAAGTCAGCACTGAATAAATCTATAATCTTACTAGGAGAAGATTTTCTTAACTCTGTTAATATACTCATATTAAATCATAAACCCTTTTAAATGTAGCTTTTATACTTCTACTTATATGAGAAGTGTACTCTGTAGACCAATCTTCACAAATAACTTTGAAAAATGGAGAGTCTGCTGGTTCATACGGTGGTCTAAATAAAAAGTACTCAGTACCGTTTTTAGACTCTAAGAAAGTAAGTATTTGATTGGTTATTGTTACCGTCTGATTGATAAATTGTAGGTCCCAAGATTCCTCTAGGTTATTTATTCCATAGATAACTCTTTGCGAGTACCCACTACCAAACTTAATAGTATTGATAGTGGGTTTACTAGTTCTAGAGAACCCCTTAGAAGGTACATAGGTAAAGATCTCAGCCATATAGCATTCCTCTAGGCTTCATTTGTTTCATGAGTTCTTCTTGAATAGTAGCTTTAATTGAAACGCTTAAAGCTTTGCTTAGGTTAGTAGCTTGGTCAGCTGATATAGAAGTATCAACACTACTACCACTATTAGTTACACTAATAGTAATATTAGTATCACCAACTGTAGTGCCCCCACTACTACCTTTTAAGGTAACTGGAATAGTACGGTTATCTGGAAGTGGGACATAGGCTTCATTCTTTCTGCCTTCACCGAACAGGCTAAGTTGAGGAGAGTTAGCAATACCACCACTAGAGTAGGTTTTTAGAGGTAAGCTACCTACTGAGGACATAATACCCCCATTAGCAAAAGGTATACCTACCATAGTACCAACGGCTTTAGTTAGTACCCCAGTAGCTACACCTGCAGCAATCCCTGCTAAAGCCCCTTTTGTTGAGCCACCTGTTACAAGGGCACCAACTAATCCTCCAATGGCCCCCTGCATCATAGTTGCACTAACTCCCATATCATCTGCTGCTTTTAAGAAGCCAGTAGAAGCGGTTGCTTGTACTTTAGTATTTTTTTTATTTTGATCAGCAACATAGGTACTAAATCCGTCTTCATAAACTGCAGTACCATTACCAATAGCAAGTTGCTTTTCCCACTCATTTTGATCCGCAGTATTATTAATACCTGGAGTACTAGGAGCATTATTATAGGATACGCCACCAATAGTAGTAGTACCATCGTAGTTAGGAGAAGCTAGCTTAGTGGACATTCCTAGCCTCAAGGTGCCAGTACTTTCCACAATAGCTGTATTAAGGTATGCTAGGTTAGCTACCATAATTCCTATATTATCAGCAGCAGTTACCGACACTATGCCTTGTCTTTCTATAGCCTTCGTCGTGGTATCAAGGCTACTACCTAGCATCCTATAATCCATTGGGCTTACAGCACCTTTAGTACTAATATCGTTAGCACTGTATAGGCTAGGACTGGTTTGTAATTTAGGCTTTATTTCTGGAGTAACATTCCCATTATTCTTTTTCCACTTGTCTTCTGCAGCTATAAATTTTGGGTCGCTCCTAGCCTTTTCAGAAGCTGTTGGTACTCTCATAGAATTTATTAGAATTTTAATACTATCGTTTAAAAGCATTAAATTGTTACTATTAACTCCAAGAGCTGTAGCAGCCTTATCCTCACTGCTTTGCCCAGCCCCAAACATCCCTAGTACACCTGACATCATCTTTTTAACTGCATTCTTAAGCATATCGGAAGCCATATCACGGAACATATCACTAAGAGTGTTACGAACCATGTCGGTGAATGCCACCCAACTTAGTTTAGTTTCATCCATTTTTTGAATCATAGTACTAAAGCTATCAACTATAGTATCAGCTGCATCTACTAAACCAGTAGCTAACTGAGACATAGCAGATTTAGATTTGCCCATAGTTTCTTCGATTCTATCTGCCATAATAGTTGCAGCAGCGATTAATCCCTCTCCTGAAAATAAAGCACCATAGCTACTTTCTTGTTCGATAGTTTTAAGAGTTAGTTCATTTTGTTCTTTTAGGTATCCTGTTAGTTGAGCTTGAGCTTGTAGCTTTTTAGCTAAAAACTTCTGCTCTTCTTTATTGATTTCTAAACTAGCTTTTTGCTGGTAAGCCGGGCTATTTTTACTGTCAGTTATAATAGCACGGTATCCCTCTATTCTTTTATCTGATATAGACTTCTCAATAGCTAACTGCTCTAATAGGTGTCCTTGGTTTAATACATTTAGTTGACCTAGTTGACTATAGTTTTCAGAAGTATTAAATACATAATCAGAATACTGCTTCTGAAGGTCTATTTGTGAGGTTAGCTGTTGCGAAATCTCCTCTAGCTGACCTATTTCTCTATTTCTTAGTGTGGCACTATACTCTAAGTCTCCAGCTTTGCGCTCTGCATTTATGGCAACTTCTTGGGAAGCTTGGCCCGTACTAGTTAGTGCTGTAGATGCTCCCAACTCAGTAAGAGCGGTTGTATCCCTCGCAGTTTTAGCAATAGTTTTATCAGCTGCAATAGTTAAGCCTAGCGTTCTTACTCCTATATTATGCGCTTGTTCTACCTTTAGTCTTGCTAGAGCCATTTCTGTAGATAGTTGATCTAACTCGCGCGTTTTATCTTCTAGAGCTAAGTCCATGGTACCAGAAGCAATTAAACTATCATACCTTGTAGCTATTTCATTCTTCTTATCTTGTTCATAAGTATCAAGCTGTTTAAAGCCTTTAATAACTAAGTCACCCTTAGGGTCTTTTACACCGAAGTCTCTTTGTTCATCAAGTTTTGCTTTACCTTTATTCACTAACTTTGAAATAGGATCCGTCATACCTAAGGTAATAAGCTTTATTGCGTTATCTAGACCCTCTAATTGGCGCGTTAAACTTATTATAGTAGAAGAAACTGATACTATAGAATCCCTTATAGGGTTCATAGCATCAGTAGGTAAAGCTAGGTACTTACTTGCTCTTTCTAACTGTGTACCAGGTGGATCAAGCATAGTAACTTGCTGAGCTTTAAGTAGTAGCCCATCTAAAGCGTCTCTTTGAAATTTAATCTGATCTTTTATACCATTTTTATTAGACCTAATAATATCTTTCTCTATTCTGCCCCTAGATGATTCAGCTTTATATTCCTCGGCTATAAGGGTTCTATTACTCATGCCACCTGATAAAGAAGCTATAGAGCCTACACTCTTTAAGTTTCTTGCTATTACTGCTTGAGCTACTGCAGCCTTAGAAGTAGCTAAAGAAAAGTCAGCTAATGCTGTATTAGCTTTTAGTGTATAAGTACTTAGCTCAGCCCCCACGCGTCCTGCTCCCCCAGCTCTATTAATAGCAGACATCCTTCCAGAGGCTAAAGATTGTTGATACTTAGTTTCAGCAGCAGACCTCTCCTCCTCAGTACTAGCTGCAGCTAGCTCCCTATCACGTACTGAAGCTGCAGCAGCATCTGCAGTATTTAGAGCATCTTTTAACCCTATTAATGTTCCTGTAAGTGGAGTATTAGATAGTTGTTGGAATTCAGAAGTTATACCATTTAGGAATACCCCTATGTCGGCTGCACCACCATTTTTACTATTTAAGTTTTTAAGTGTAGCGCTCGCAGAAGAACCTAACGCGTTTAATGCCTTTAGTTCCTTAGACTGATTTACTAAACTTGTAGTATACTCAGTTGATAATGTATTTAATTCCTTTAGATTTTGGCTTATAGCTTTTGTACTTGCGGAGTACTCTTCTTGTTCAGCTAACAATTTTGGAGGTATTAGACTTTGAGCTATTCTAGCTTGCTCTGCTGCATCAGATTGAGCCCTGCCACCTAGTTTATTAAAGTTACGAACTGTTAATGGTACACTTTTAGGTATACCAGGCCCTTTACCCTCTACTTTAACCGCGTCTTGAGCTATTAGTCCCTTCTTTACTGATTCTTCATATGCTTTTATAGTTTTTAGTTCTGAAGCATAGTCAAAGGATCCTGTACCATATAAGTATTCATTACCAGCAACAAGTTTATCTATTAACCCACCGTTATTTCTGAGGTTATCTAATTCTTTTTGCTGTTCGATTGCAGCTTTAATACTATCTGCTAGAGAAAGGGCTGAGGCACCTTGAAGTTCAAACTGATCTTGCAGAGTATTACCTTTAGCTAACTTCTCCTGTATAGATACAAAAGTATCTGTAGTAGTATTCAGTTTTTCAGTAGCATCATCTAGCTTTTTGGCTGCATCGGTCATTAAGCCCAGTTTTTCTGCAGCCCAACCTAGTATCGGTATTAGTATAGCTAGAGCAGCCCCCCATACTGAGAAGGTGCCTAGTAGTCTAGACATAGAAACTGTTACTACACCTAGAGTTCCTTTAATCTTTAGCAGTCCGGCATTCATTGGGCCTAGATTGAGCGCATCTACTTCCTTAGATAAACTAGCCATACCATTTCTGAAGCCTAGTAGTTCTGTGTCACTATATGCTTTAGATAGTGCTTGTCTCTTAGCAGTTACCTGGGTTATAGCGGTTTTTTCTTTTTCTAGAGCCTGTAATATTTGGTCGTGGGCATGGATACTTACTTGAGCTGCCGCGGCTTGACCACCTGCAGTAGCTGTATTAGCAATAAGTCCTGTAGGAGACGCTGTAGTACCAAGGTTTTGTAGAGCTGCCCTATCTGCTTCCATATTAGCTATTTCAGCGACTTGTTTAGCAGGTTGTTTAAATAGTCCTTCATCAAGCTTTTTCTGCTTAGCAGTTATTTTTCTATCTAGTTCAACTATAGCTTTATCAACAGCAGCGAGAGCCATACCTTTATTCTTTTCTATATCTTCTGGCTTACCCCACAGTAAGGAGTTTAAATTAGTATTTAACTCCTTGAATTGTTTACCAGATAGCGTATCTTTTAGTCCTTTAGATAGTGTATCTTGAGACGTCTTAAGAGCTATCTGTGCTTGTCTCTTTTCTTCTGACGTACTGTCTGCAAGTGCTTGGGCTCTTACTTTGATAGACTCTGTCTGTCTATCTAAAGATGCTTGAGCTGCTCTATCACTTTCTTCCCAAGCAGCGCGCATATTGGTAATAGCGGGGACTGCTTGTTTTAGTAGTAAACCTACTATGGCAGTCATACCTAGTAGTAAAGCGACTGGACTTTGAGATAGTAGACTTACTAGTGGACCTAGTGCTGAGTTGATAGTAGTAAGTACACTAGTACCTAGGTCTTGTACACTAGAGGCGAGCTTAGAAAAAGGATTAGCCGCTTCATTAGCTAATTCCTTATATTTACTAATACCTTGGGTAGTTACTGCATTAACGAAGGCTTGTCTGCGTTCATAGTCTGTAAGAGTACTAACTGTTTTACCTAGTGTCTTCGCGTAAGCAGAGTTAGCATCATTTACCTTAACCATTAAACCTAGCTCGTCTAGTAGTTCAGGTTCAATCTTAATTGTACCGCGGAATACGCGCTGTAGTGCATCAGTCATATCGCGACCTAGTGCAATAGAAGCACCTTTAGCTACAGTAGTTAATTCTTTTACTTGTTTTGTAGTTAGACCGGCTGAGCTGGCTAGCGAGGCTGATCCAAGGGCATCTGACATGGAGATTGCTCCGTCTGTCAGGTTTTTCATATCTTTGGCTAAGCCACGAATACTTGTACCTACTTTTGTAGATAGAATATCAGCAGCTTTCTCCATATTAGTAAAGTCTGCCGCCTTAGACAGGGCGTTAAACGCGGCACTTACAGCGTATACGTTAGCAGCAAATGTAGCATACAAGTGAACTAGGCCCCCTAGCCCCTGGGCTTGCCTGCCGAAATCTCTTGCGTCACCTCTGTTACTAGAACCCGCCGTACCTCTAGTTAAGCCTGTCGTAGGCTCAGACGCAGAAAGGGCAGCCGAAGCCGCCCGTGGTTGCACTTTTCTAGGTTGTGCTGTACGGTCTAATTGTTCATTTAGCTTGCGTGCCTCGCCCGCTACTTGTTTTAAAGTACCATTATCTGTTACTTCTACCGCTACTTTTCTGGTATTAGCCATACACTACCCTCATTTCTTTTTCTTACTATTTATTTGTTCAGTTTCCTGACGATCAAATAGAGTAACTATCTTTAGTACAGATACTCTATCTGTTGTACCAAACAGCTCGAATAGATTAGATATATTCTCAATAGCCTTACCAAAATAATGCCCACTGAAGGAGTCATACCTATCAGGTA